AATATCTAGCCGGAAAGTAATCGGCTGGCCCTGAGAGCCCGAGATGGTAGCGCGGCTAACCCGGCAACCGGTGTAGACAAATCGCTTTGCCACCCGATCAACCAGAACGCCGAACTCCTCGACCGACTCGGCAAGCACACTTCCCGATCCCAAGATAAGCGGCAAGAGCGAGCTGATTTCGGTAGGTGTCGGATGCAGGACGATAGAACCCGAAACCACCCCTTGAGCAATTCGGCAGCGTTCGCCATTGCGTGAGCGTGTTCCACGGATTCCATTGTTATAGAGAAGCGACTGAGTATACCGCAGCTCCTCAGACAGAAACTCAAGCGCCGTACCTGAACTGAAATCACTGATGCCGGTAACTGTACCGGACTTGATAGCCAGCTTTGAGAGCGTACTAATCGAGGGAGTACCCATATCCTATTTTCCTTATAAGCCTCTAACCTCGCGGCTTACGCACCGCACGATTAGTTGTGAGTGGTAGTAATTGTTCCAATGCGCGTTAGGACTCGTAATCGGCCCCGGCGTGACCGTGACCTTATAAACCTCATCCACCCCCGTTAGCCTCTGGTTCCTCAGAGCGCGGTTAATCTGTTCGCGCCACTTGAGGTATTTCTCCTGATTCGTTACGAGGTCTTGATTACTCCCAGCCAGTACCGTAATCGTTACCGGATACTGAACATCATCTCGGATATTCGTACCCTCACTCGGATTCTGGTTCTCAACCCCGATCTGACTAATCACAATCCCCGGCAGGTCATACGTCCCATCATCGAATCCCCGATCACTTGGAAGCTGGCGAATAACCACCGAGGCATCCGCCAAGTCTTCAAGGTTGCAGAGCAGGATCTTGGACCGTACCGCATCGAGACAGCGATAGTGAACGCTATCCGCGCCGTCCGAGGATACAAAATACTCAACCCCTGTCAGGGTAGTTGAATTGCTCAGAACATACCCGAAGTAATGCCCATCGGTCAAAGAAAGATCGATAGTCCCGTTGCCCGTCCGATTCCCGGAATTAGTCCAAGTCCCAGACGAACCAAGACCGCCTGAAAACGCTTGGGTGTAGGCTACGTGCGTATCCCCAGCGAGCCCGCCCGCTATCGTCAGCGTTACGCCCGTTCCGTCCTGCTGGTCGCTATAACTTGCGGTAATAGGCACTAAACCAAATCCCCCAAGATATTCTCATCCACCCACTTACCAAGAGTCTCTACCACAGCATCAGCGCCCTCGTCTGTCCAGTAAAGAAACTCACGCGGAGGGATTCGGCTCGTGCCGTAGTTGTTGTATCCGCCATATTCGAGATTTGTACCCCAAGCCAGATCCCGGCCCGAGTTCTCGATAACGCTATCCCCGGTCCCAAAGTCCGTGGTCACGCTCTGCATCAGCGCCGTCGTTAGGATGAGCAGCGGATGAGGCCCGTATTGCCTTACTGTCTCGGGAGCATGAGCAGGCCACGCTGTCCCGCCCGCATCCTGAGCCCGCTGGAAGATATCCATGAACATGCCCGCAATATCAGCCCGGCACATATCAAGAGCCTCACTCATATCGCCTTCGAGAGACTTTACGAGCTTATCGAGGACTCCCGGAAGTTGCTCAGCTTCTATCGTGGTCATTTCTGCTTTCCGCAAACAAGCTGGTATCTCTGCCCCAGAAGGAACGTACTCACCAGCCGCACCGTAAACGCCTCGCCATTATCCGGCGCGAGCGAGTCCGAGACCGAGAACTTATCCCCCGGCTTAGGCTCAACTGAACCCATCCGGCTTTTCCAAACGTAGAAAATCGTATCATTGGCGCTCAAAAACGACTGACCATCGGCCAAATCTTTCGCCGTTGGATTCTTCCTCTCAGCGTCATACACGGTGAACGCGGTTCCCCATGTCGGGCCTTGCCGATCCTGATAGCTGAGCGTCTTTCTGCCCGGCATAATCAGGAACCGATCTGCGAGCTGGGAAGCGTCTAGCACCAGTTAAACTCCCGGTATCCATTTACAATCGACTGGACCGAGTGCATATCGTTTGCCGCATCAGCGTTACCTTTGAGCGAATACGAGTAGTATTCCAGCGATTCGCTCGCGACCATCTGCCCGCCGTTGGAACTGGAGAGCATAATCACCCGCGCGAGTAGAATCCCGGCAAGTTTCAAATCGTCTGGCGTTGTCGAGTAGCCAGCCGTATAGGTAACTTTTATGTTACCAAGTCCCGGAATCTCTCCGCCGATCAGCTCCGATCCGCTCGTCACTCTTCGCGATGGCCAGACCGAACCAATCCGGTAGAGAATCCCACTCCGCGAGAAAGAGCTTGAGGTAATATCAAGCGCGTAGTCCTCACCAGATGTTAAAAGCGTTGACGATCCGAACGCACCGGAGGCGAAACCAAAATACGCCGAATCGTCAACGTAAACGGAAGCCACGGCTGTTACAGGCCTGCGCCTCAGGACTAGCTGATTCGTGCCGGTCCCTTGGTAAAACTCTGTAGCCGAGGCACTATCGAACACGAGGCCGGTCTTGCGGGTAATAATCGCGGACGCCTGATTGAGGTAAGTCTGATACAGCGAATCACTCGCCGTTCCACTTAGCCCCAAATGCGTCTTAAACTCTGTTACGCTCGCAATCGCCACCGGCCACCTCTTAGCTGTTTAAGACCGCTTCGGCGTACTCTCGGAGAGCCGCCTTGTAGCGTTCTGGAATCGTCTTCCCTTGCTTACTCAAGCTCAGCCAATAACGCTGATTGATCGGGTGGGCCGGGTTGAGTTTCGGAGCGTGGGAGTCCGGGTCGCCGGGCATCTCTTGCGTCACAGGTCGCCCCGTGTTTACGTCAATGAGAGGCTCTTGCTTCACATCGTCCCACATCCAAACCAAAACCATTGGGGACCGCTCCTCAGCCTTGGGAGCTTCTACCTTGCCGCCCGAGATAATCCGCTGAGCCTCCTCGGCAAACGGCTGAGCCAGCGTAAACGCCTGCTTCGCCAGTTCACTGAGTTGATAGCCCGGCCTTTGAGCTACGAGTTGCCGATAGATATTCGCTGCCTCACTAACCAAGATTTCCTGATTAGGTACAGCCGCCTTGGGTTCAAATTCTTTCGCCATAAAAAATCGCCTCCGGTGACAAAATGACTACTAGGCATCAGCGGCAGGGTTAAGAACGCCGTTCACATCACCCACACCATCCGATCCATAGTTTTCGATACAGTAACACGAGCCGGGGTCCAAAGCCGTTCGGGTCGCCGCAGCGGCCAGAGTGCTATTGACCACGTTGTAAGCAATCACGCCCGTACAGGCGCTCACCAACTCAATCGCATGATCGCCCGATTGCAGGTTTGTGAGAATGTTATTCTGGAGCCGCATGGTTGTAGCCACGTTGCCAGTCGGGTTATGGATGCAGGCATCATTAAAGTCGCCATACACATCGCAGCCCTCGACGACACAGCGGTCCACAGCCGCGCCAATCCGAATAGCAGCGTCACAGCCAGTCGCTACCGAGCGGAACATGCAGTTTCGCACAGTCGCGCGGTCAGCGCCGGTCGATACCAGAACACCCAAAAGGTACTGCTTGGAAGAGCCCTCAAGGAATGAGCAGTTGTCAATCGTGCAGCCTGCGCCGGTCACAGTGACCACGGCAACTTGGCTATCAACATCGTTTTGGAATACCAGATTCGAGACACGGCAATTCGCAGCACTCACGGCAACCGTAGCGCCGGTGTGAGTAAAGGTAATCACCGGACGATTCTGGCCGTTGCCCAAACCGATAATCGAAACACCGGCTACGTCTACCGCGATATCCGAGGCATCAGCCGCGAGCGTCTCGGCATGGCCCGGCATGACATAGATAACGTCATTCTTGGCAGCGGTGCATTGGCCAATCGCGTAGTCGATAGTAGCAAACGGAGCGTCTGGGTTGCGCCCAGAGCCTACCGAGTCAGTTCCGGTCCCAGCATGAACCCAGAACTTTTCACCGGTTGATTTTGATTCGTCAGTAAAGGTGAAAACACCACCAGCTTGCTTGCGCGAAAACAGTTCAGTACGTGACATATTCAGGGTTGTCCTTGGTTATGAAATAAGGTCAGAAAAAACGGGTGGCAAGGCGCTAATGGATTGCACCCTACCACCCGCTGGGGAGTGAGATTCAAACTAGCTGAGCGCGGTCAGAGGAACATTCCGTGGGTATGCGCTTCCGCACAGAACCCAGTGGGAATTGATGAGCAGCGCGTTTCCAATGTCGTCACCTTCGTAAGAAGACTGAACGAACTTGAACCCACCGTTCACATCCAGAGAATCCGCCATCACTTCAACCATCACCACAGCGGCGCTGGAGTCCGAAGCGATATCAGTACCACCCACGCTCACGAGGTCCAAGTCGCTTGAGCCGGTTGAGCCCAAATCAACGTAGGTCCAAGTATTCTGCGCGGTCATGGTTCCAACCTTGTACCAGAGACGCTGGAACGTCACAGCCTTGGAGCCGGTTCCCGCGTTGTCGGTGGCTTGGTTGATGACAATCGAGAGATCGTCACCTGCCGTTCCGGCTGGCTTGATGAGCAGGAGATAAGCCCGCTCGTAGTTTTCAAGATTCACCCAGTCGCCAGTCAGGTCACTGTTGGCGTCTTGGTTAATCAGATCCGGGATGAAGTCGCATCCCATTCCAAAAAAACTTGCGTTCATGTTAATACCTTTCGTGAATTAGGCGCGAGCGTCGAGAGTAACAAATGCCGATTGGGTCGCGCTGCCCTTGTACGGGGTCAGCGGAGTATCTTCCCAAGGGCGAGCATCGCAGCGCATCGTAAACTTGATAGCCATCTGGTCAGTCAAGAAGGCAACGTGCATCGAGGCCTGTTGAGAAATGCCACCCTTCGAGATGCTCAGCACCTTCGACAAGTCGGCAAGAATCAAGTCACCCTGATCGCCAAGAGTCGAGTTAAACTCGGTCTCTACGCGGCCCAGACCCTTGAGAGTCTGAGGAGCAGCGCCAGCGATTCCGTTAGCCGGACGATACAGAGCCACGCCACCCGTACCAACATCTTGAGCGAGGTTGTCGAGTTGAGCGCCGCAGTCTTGATTGTGATACCAAGAGTAGTTTCCACCGGCGATCTTGCGAGCAAACATCTTGTCGATATTCGCGGCAACAATCGTATCGGCAGCTTGACCGGCTTCCTTGGCAACCGAGACCAAAGCAGGAGCGCTCAGGATACCCAAAGGCTGACCAACACCAGTACCGTTAAACACCGCGTCACCCAGCATGAAGTTGAACTCTTCAGCGGCCTTGCGGGTAACGTACTGCTCGATTGCAGTACCAGCGTCGTCAATCAGCTCTTGAGTCAGGTAAACCAGAACGTGAAGTTTCTTCAGGTTCAGAACGGTTTGCCGAATCTTCGGAGAGCTGGAGGTCAGCGAGCCACCTTCCGCACCCCAGTAACCACGCAGGCCACCATGCCGCGAGCCATTAGCCCGGCTGGTTTCTGCATTGCGGTTAAAGGTCATGGTATTGCCCGAGACGGTGTAGTTATCCGTCTGAGCAAACAGGTTGTTGGAGTAGACTCGCTCCAGAATACCGGAAGCAAATTCCGGCATCACGAGGAACCCACCGTCTTCGCCCACTTGAACGCCCATCCCTTGGATAGCCTTCTCGTAGACGTTGTTTACCTTCGAGCGCCATTCGCCGGTTCCGCCCGATTGATAACCGCTCTTGAGGAAGTCACCGAAGCTCTTAAATACGTTGTGCTTGTAGCCCTTGGGCAACTTCAAGCTCTTGCACTTCTGTCCGGCTTCCCGTTCAGCGCGAGCCTTTTCCAAGTCGAAAGCGACGTACTCGTTCGATTCCTCGAAGTACGAAACCGAACCACCTTCAGCGTCCTCGGTATACCGTGGAGCGGGCTGGTTCAAACCCTTAAACACTTCACGCAAGGAACCAAACTCCTTGCGGATTTCGTCGATGCTGTTTTTCAGATCGATATCACTCATATCCTATTCCCTTGTGAAAAATCACTTACGAGCCGGAACCGCGCTTTTGAGCGTTCCGATTAAGTCCTTCATCTCTCCAAACATTTCAGAGAGCTGTTTTGCAACTTCCGGGGTTTCCTTCGGCTTCTGCGTCCGCTGCTCTTTCGCCTTAGAGAACAGCCGATCCAGAGTCCGAGCGGATTCCCGCAGATTGTCGCGCTGGAACTTTGTCAGATTGCGACTCGAAGAAACGCTCTTCAGTCGATCCGCCACGCCCATCAACTCAAACTTTTGGGTAGCGCCAAGAGCGAGAAACGACTTGAGCATCGCCTCCTCGTCCTGTTCCTGCCCGCACGATGCACACACCTCTCCGAGTTTCGCCTTGTAGTTCTCGGAGTAAGCGCCTTCCATCGCCAGCTTGATCTGCCCGAGGTTCTCCATGATTGCACTCATGGCCTCTTTGACCGCTGGATTCTCAAGCGGTCCCATCCCCTGTTCCATGTTTCCGTACAGCTCAGAAACTGCCTTGTAGGCGGCTTCCATGAGCTGAGCGCCGTAGCCCTTAGCCGGGGTCTCTTCCTCTTCCTGTGGAGCGTCCTCCGTGGTCATGCCTTCATCTTCAGGCATCTCGGATTCCATCTCGTCTTCCATTTCTTCGTATTCCATAGCCTTAAACCCCGGTACTTGGATATTTCGTTTTGGTAAGTACAGTTCCAAACTTTTTGCAATGCTCGGGACGATCTTCCGCCCGGCGAGCTGCCCCTTGGCAACCGTGGCCGCGATGGCCTCCGGATTGCACCCGATACCCACCCAGCTCCATTCGAGGAGCATCCACTCGTCAAAGTAGGTGTCGCTTTTTCTGACCACCGGCTGAGTCACCGGAGTAAACCGAACCGAGGTGGCTCGAACCGTCCCCTCAGCGACCAGCTCGAAAATCTGCTCGGCCTCAAGGAACTTGTCCGTAAACCAGCAAGTAGCGGTGACGTTGGATTGTGTCTTTTGAACCGCGAGTCGCCCGGTATTGGGGTCTTGGCTCGTGCCGATTGGCTTGGTTAATACCTTGCCGTGTTCCCAAAAGACAACCGGGTTAGTCTGGTACTCATCGAGCGAGCAGCCTAGCGGATTGAGCGAGTCGCGGACCCGATCCGGCGCTGGTGTCGAGATAACCGCCGAGGCCGTCCTCCGCGAGGTATCAACGTCCGTAATGCGACCGGCCCCAGCTAATGCAGGAGAACCGGCGAATTTGTAGATCGTTCCGAGACGTTTTCTCATGGTGGCAAGATATCCTATTTGCTGAAAATGCGGCAAATACCGTTTCTAACATTGATTAGCCCGCCGTAAGTCCTAGTGGCCCAAGGACTTAGGAAAAGCCTGAATTTCCCGACAAATTATTGCCGATATCCTATTGCAGGACGCGAATACTCAGTCATACAATGGGACGTATCAAGCAACTAACTGGAGATGGCGAGATGAACTTAAAAATCGGTGACAAGCTGAAATTTTCTCAGGCTCAGCCTTGCGGCTCGGTTGTTACATACCGACCGACTGTTGTGAAAATCGATGGCGATACATGCTGGATTGAATACCCGAAAAGCGTTCTGGTAATTCCATTCCCTCCTAACGGTGGCAAGCGCTTTGCCAAGTACAGAATTAGCGATATCGAA